AGCTTTGTCTCTTCTTGTCATTGACGAGGCAGCGCATATTGACGGCTTAGAGGATCTTTGGACCGGTCTTTATCCTACAATTTCTACTGGAGGGCGATGCATCGCGATATCAACTCCCAGTGGCGTTGGCGATTGGTTTCACGAAACATACGTCGGCGCCGAAAGCGCAGAAAATGAATTTTTACCAATAAACCTTACATGGGATGTACATCCCGATAGAGATCAAAAATGGTTTGATGTAGAAACCAAAAATATGACCCAAAGGCAAATTGCTCAAGAATATGAATGTAACTTTAATACTTCAGGTGATACAGTCATCCATCCGGATGATATTCTTCGTATAAAATCTATGATTAAAGAACCGGTCTATCGTGTCGGTTTCGATCGCAATACTTGGATTTGGGAGGAACCAAAAGATGAAAATAAATACCTACTGGTTGCTGACGTGGCACGAGGCGACGGCGCTGACTCTAGCACATTTCATATTTTCAAACTAGAAACAATGGAAATAATTTGCGAATACAAAGGAAAACCAACACCGGATATTTTTGCTGAAATAATTTATTCAACCGGTTTACAATATAATAATGCCATGGTCGTTATTGAAAATAATTCCGTAGGTTTCCATGTTTTAGAAAAAATTAAAGAGAAGGGATATAATAATGTATATCATTCCAAAAAGGGAAGTCATGAATATGTGGAACAACATGCCGCGTTGGGTAATTCTTCTGTCGTCCCCGGGTTTACGACTTCTCAGAAAACTAGACCATTAATTATTGCCAAGTTTGAAGAATTTATAAGAAATAAAGTAATAACTATTTATTCTAAACGACTGGCAAACGAATTAGATACTTTTATTTGGAAAAACGGGAGACCAGAGGCACAGCGTTCATATAATGATGACTTGGTTATGGCTGCTTCTATTGGGTGTTGGGTACGAGATACAGCGATAATAGAAAATCAAAGAGACATAGAATATAAAAAGGCATTTTTAAATGCTATGATCTCTACTACAACAACGCTTGATACATCAGCGTCGGGTCAGATGAAAGCTAGTATGAAAGATAGAATTGATGAAGAGCGCAAAAAAATGAAAGAATTCGGATGGATCTTTAAAGGATAAAAAATGGCTGATAATAATACAAAAAACCCTGAGTCTCCACTGTTTAAAAGACTAACTCGTCTTTTTTCTGGCCCGATTATTAATTATCGTTCTCAGAACACAAGACAACTCCGACGTAGGAGACTCGATAAATTTGCTCGAACCTTTAAAGATGTTGCCGGTCAAAAGTTCGAACGAACTGGCTACAATCCTTTAGACAACTTTAGCTCCTATAATATGGACACTCAGTCTCGTCTCACTCGTTATGCCGATTTTGATCAAATGGAGTATATGCCTGAATTAGCATCCGCTTTGGATATTTACGGCGATGAAATTACTACATTCAACGTCTATAACAGAATGCTACGCATCCAGTGTCCTGATGAAGAAATAAAGCAAATATTAGAAACTTTATACTATAAAGTACTTAATCTAGAGTTCAATCTTTTTGGATGGTCAAGGACAATGTGTAAATATGGAGATTTTTATCTTTATTTAGATATTGATTCAGAGATGGGTATAACTAATGCTATTGGACTCCCTTCAAGAGAAATTGAAAGATTGGAAGGGCAAGACAAAAATAATCCGAATTACATCCAATTTCAATGGAACAGTGCCGGCGTAACTTTTGAGAACTGGCAGGTATCTCATTTTCGTATTCTTGGTAATGATAAATTTGCTCCATATGGCACTTCGATTTTGGATCCGGCCCGGCGAATTTGGAGACAATTAACGCTCCTTGAGGATGCTATGATGGCTTATCGTATTGTTCGCTCTCCGGAAAGAAAAGTCTTTTATGTGGATGTTGGAAATATTCCAGCATCTGACGTAGATCAGTTTATGCAACGTTTTATTACGTCAATGAAGCGCAACCAAATTGTAGACCCGGATACAGGCCGCGTAGATTTACGATATAATCCTATGTCAGTAGAAGAAGATTATTTTATTCCAACCCGCGGAGACGTTAAAACCGAAATCGTATCTTTACCCGGAGGCACTTTTACTGGCGATATCGATGACGTAAAATACCTTCGTGATAAACTCTTCGCAGCAATCAAAATCCCTCAGTCATATATGATTAGAGGAGAAGGCGCCGAAGAAGAAAAAGGAGCTTTAGCTCAAAAAGACATTCGCTTTGCGCGCACAGTACAAAGATTACAGCGAAGCATTGTAACAGAACTGGAAAAGATTGGAATCATCCATCTCTATACTCTGGGCTTTAGAGGGGATGATTTAATTAATTTTAATTTAAGATTAAACAATCCATCAAAAATTTCTGAATTACAAGAGCTGGAGACATGGAGAACTAAATTTGATGTTGCCGGCGTCGCAACAGAAGGATTCTTTAGTAAGCGTTGGATTGCTCACCATCTATTTGATATATCAGATGAAGAATTCTTACGTAATCAGCGGGAACTTTTCTTTGATAGAAGAATATCAACCCAATTGGAACAAGTTGCTGAAGCCGAAGCTGAAGCCGGATCCCTAGGCGGCGGCGGGGCCCTAGGCGGTGAGGGTGAATTAGGCGGAGGCGACCTAGGCGACCTAGGTGACGATGAACTTGGTGGCGATGAACTTGGTGGCGAGGAATTAGGGGACGAAGAGTCTTCATTGGGCGCAGCAGAAGGCGACGATGCTTTATTAGCCGAACCGGGAATGAAACGAGATGATGCCCCTCAAATTTATAAAGATGATGATGGAAACACTACAACTCGGGATTCAAAGCATAAGATGTACCGCCCGGTAAAAGATGATAAACGACGATCAACGGGCCCTCGCAATCGACAGATGAAAGCATTATCTCGTCATGAGTTAGCTAAAATGCCTTCTCGTCAAATAAGAATGAATCTTCCCGCCGGAGCAAAAGAATTGCTTGGTCTCGGCAAAGGCATTTTTGAAAACAAAATAACTAGTTATGAGAAGGAAGAAAAAGAAATCTTTGGTGTCAAAGACGAGATTAAGAAGATATTCGAAGACTTGGAGCAAATTTAATGGCTAAACACAATAAAAAAAGGAACACAGCTTTCATTTACGAAGTTTTAGTTCGTGAAATTATTAAACAAACAATCAATCAAAATAAACAAAAAAGAGATATTGCGATAGATGTAGTTAAAGAGGCTTTTAAAAAAGGTACTGAATTGCGTAAAGAGCTTGATCTCTATAAAACCCTTTTGGAAACTAACAGTCTCAACGAAAGAGTGGCTGAAAAATTAATGTTCGAGGTTGCAAAACAGCACAAGAATCTTGATCAAAAAAAGATTTTTGAAGAGCAAAGCGAAGCCATTTCTTCAATTAATAAAAACATTTCTAAAGATGTATTTAATAATTTTGTTCCCAATTATAAAAGCTTGGCCACAATATCACAAATCTTTGGGCAAGCTATTAATCCAAAAACTAAAGTATTATTAGAAACAAAAGTTATACAAAATCTTTCACAAAATTCTGAAGTTAAAAATGAAAATAAAAATATTTCTCCTTTGGTGATTAAAACTTTTACCAAACGTTTTAACGAAACATATGAAGAACTCTTAGAAGAACAGAAACTTCTTCTTTCAAAATATGTTTCTTCATTTCAAGATGACGGTACTGAATTCATTTTCTCTTTAAGCCATGAGATTGGACGATTGAAAGAAGTGGTTGAAACATCTTATAACTTAGAAGAAGTCAAGCAGGATAACAATTTACGTATTAAGCTTGATGAGGTGTGTAATATATTGGATAATTTTAATAAAGAACCTGTAAATAAAGATAAATTTTTACAAGTTCTTAAAATTCAAAATTTAGCAAAAGAGTTGCAAACTTAATGGAAATCAAAATAGAAAAAATTCCAAAGCCTATTACGATTCAAATCGACAAGCCCGATGCGATAGTAAATCTTAAAGCCAAAAAAACAATTGCTGGTGACGTAATAATATATGATCACCCAGATATGGATATTGTGGTTTCTCCACGAGAAAACAAAGTTTTTACGCTGTCTAAGAAAGATTATAGCGATCACGTCTATGCCACTCAATCTAGATTATTTGATTATTTATCAAAGCATGGCATTGTAGACGCAGCTAAAATCAGAGGTGGAAATGTTTTTGGGTCACTAGAGGCACCTATATTAGTAGCCGAAGAAGCTCAAAAAGAAAAGGCAGATCCTCTTCAAATTGCCATTTATTCGGTGGCAAGGTTTCTTCATGAAGAAGCGCCACATGTTCGTGGATATAGAGATTATGAGGAAAATTTTGATAAAGATCTTGTCGATCCTCCAGAAGACGAAACAACTGCTCTTGGGACAATCCCTCACGAACCACGCCAAGGAACAAACAATACCTATCCGGGCTCCACTGCAGCCTATGGATTGGTTGGATATTATTACGAGGAATAAATGGAATTATTATATTTTGTTTTGTCGGCTTATGGCTTAACACAAATTCTTATCTATGGAACTATTTTCAATAAAATAAGACCCAATAAAGACTGGTTAAACGGTTTTGGAAAACTTTTTCACTGTCCCATGTGTATGGGTTTTTGGACTGGCGTGTTTTTATTCAGCATAAACAACCAAACTGAACTATTTACTTTTGATTATAATGTATTTAACGCTTTCATTTTAGGATGCTTATCTTCGGGAACTTCCTATTTATTAAGTGTATTAATCAACGATTTTGGATTAAAATTGAATCACAGGAGCGATAATGGATAACTCATGGACAAAAAAATGGAAACTACAGCCGGTACGAAGGTGTTGTAGTGGTTCTAGAACCATGCGGGTAGCGCCCGTTATAAGGAACAGACAATGAGTAAAAAACTTTTACGAGAATTTTTTGAATTAAAATGTGACGATCGCGGCTGCCGAGACCTTCTCACAGAAGGTGAAAAGAAAATGATTACTAATGGTTTTTTGGTATTTCCCGCAAAACTCCAAGAAGCAGATGCCACCAATGGCAACGGACGATCCTATCCTAAAGATATACTATTAAGAGAAATTGATAATTATGAAAAACTTGTAAAAGAGAGCAGAGC